AACATTATTATAAAAGGAGTACTGAAGTATGGCCATAGGTCGTATATCAGGATCGGTATTAAAGTCCAATCTGACTAGGAATGGTGTCGATCTTGCATTTGAAACAAACCTACTGTATCTCGACGTAACAAACAGTCGTGTAGGTATTGGTACTTCTGAACCAGCAACAACATTAGACGTAAATGGAACAGTGACGGCATCTGCTATCACTGGATTGTCATCTGCGACTATATCAAACACGTCAACAGGTGATTCACTCTTAATAACCACAACAGAAAATAGTTCAACAGCAGGACCAGTCATCACACTGAAAAGAAATAGTGGTTCTCCTGCAGACGCTGATTATCTTGGGCAACTGAAATTCCTTGGTGAGAATGACAACGATCAAGAAGTCACATATGCAAAAATTACAGGCAAGATACAGGATGCCAGTGACGGATCAGAAGATGGCCTAATAGAGTTCATGAACAAAAAGGCAGGGTCAAATACCATTACTGCTAGATTGAGGTCAGACTCTTTCCAATTATTAAACGACACCACACTCAGGGTTGCCAACATCACATACCCAACAGCGGACGGAAGCAACGGACAGGTTATAGTAACGGATGGTGCAGGTACTCTGTCATTCGCAGATTCATCTGGCGGTGGTGGTGGAAACAACACAGCAGTAAAACAATTCAACTACTACAAATTAGACACGACATCAGCGGTAATAGATGAGTTCGACATCAACGAGTACAGGGGTGCCATATATGATATTGTTATGGAAGATCAAGGAAATGGATTTGTTGGACATTTGAAAGTTAGTGTTGTGCATGACGACTCAACACCTTACGTTTCGACCTACAATGTCAATGAAGATTCAACTAGGATTGCAGATTTTACAGTAGCAATATCCGGAGATATGTTACAGTTGTCTGGTGCAACAAACACATCTGGACACACAAACCTTAGAATTTACAGGATAGCACTAGGCGATCATCATGAAACTGTTGCAAACACAAACAGTAAAATTATAAAAACATCTACAAGCATCAGTTCTAGTGCAACGACATTAGACCAATTTACAAAGACTGATATCAGAGGTGCCAAGTATGTCATATTGATCAAGGATGATACAGCAGGTGATTATCAGATATCTGAAGCAAGTCTCACACACGACGGCACCACAGTGTTCCACGACGACTATGCATTGGTGTCAAGCAGAGGCACACCATTGCACACCATCAGTGCGGCCATATCCGGTGCAACTGTAACGTTGAGTGCGGCATCTGGAGGTAACACAACAGGTACAGCAATATTATACAGACAGGACCTAGGATCAAAAACAAAATTTGGAGAATTTGATAACTTCTTCTATGGACTAAAAGGTGACATCGACTCCTCAGTGGAAACAGTTGATTCGTTTGATGTTTTCAAATATAAGACAGCAAGATATTTCATTACTATGGAATCTGGGTCAGAGTACCAAAACTCCGAAGTCACACTGACTGTTAACAACGCAGGCACAGACGCAACCATATCAGAAAGTTTTGTGATCACTGCTGACAACACACTAGCCACTTTCAGTGCAGATGTTTCGAGTGGTAGAGCAAGATTGAGAGCCAGTTGTAATCCAAACACTAAGATTTATTTTGCAAGATTGGCCATAGAAGCAGACAATATTTACAGGGCAAACGGACAGACATCGGACAACCTCTACATCACGCACAACAACTTGCAATTAACCGATACTTTGTTAGATGCATCGGGTGCCACACAAGCACTGAAATTACCATCTGGAACGACAGCACAAAGAGACGGTGGTGCTGTGGGTATGATAAGATACAATACAAGCACTGGATCATATGAAAGGTACGATTCAACAGGTTGGGTGAACATAGCACAGACCTCCACGACAACGGAATCAAGTGAAACAACCACAGGTACCAAAACATCTATTGATACTAATACCGTTAACATTGACACATTTGCCACAAGTTCTTTTGACTCTGCTTTTTACCTTGCAGTGACCAGGGACGAGATCAACGACGAGGTTGCTACAGCAACAATGAGTGTCGTTCATAACAACACGGCCGCCTTTATAAGCACGGCAGGTCAAGTAAGGTCTGGATCAAATGAACAAATGACATTTGACGCAGATATATCTGGTAGTGATGTAAGAGTACGTGCAACTGGAATATCAGATGTTAACTCGATCAAATTCTTCAGAATAGGTTTAGGAGATGACACCACAGCAACTGAAACAGGAAACACTGCAACAATCCTTAACGCAGATGTAGACAGTGCCACGGAGAACTTAGACACTTGGGCCAAAGGTTCTTACAGAGGTGCGAAATATTATATAAGTGCAAATAACACAGCAAAAACAGAATTACAAAATATAGAATGTCTCGTTGTACACAATGGGACTGATGCTTTTATAACGACATACAATGACATACACACAGGAAGTAATCCTCTTATCTCGTTGACAGCAGATATCTCCGGAAGTAATGTGAGATTACGTGCTACGGGCAATGAGCCAAACACTGCTGTAAAAATGTATAGGGTGCTTCTTAGTGATTCAGAAAGTGATTCATCTGGTACTAATTCAAATGTAATAGGTGCTGTCACAGTGTCAAGTACTGCAACACAAATAGATACTTTTGCTGTTGATTCTTTCACGGGTGCCCATTATGTTGTGGTTGGAGCAAACTCTAGCGAATCTGGAACTCCAGGTTCTGCGTCAGAAGTTTATGTGGTTTCTGATGGTTCTGATGCTTACGTAGGTGCTCATTCCGTGTCATCTAAAGGCACCGACCAATTGGAATTTACAGCGGCACTTTCTGGCACAACAGTATCTTTGAAAGCATCCGCTACCAGTGGCTCATCTACTACTGTAAATGCCTACCGTGTACATTTACTTAGAGCGGCGGCTGGTGCTTCTACAAATTTAGTAATGTTAAAAGGTAATGATCAAACCATTACTGGTACAAAAACATTTACATCTGCAATATTAGCCGACACGATTCGGACACCAGGTTCTAACGCAAATTTACTGCTTGACCCACAGGGCACAGGTAAAGTATCGATCAACAATGCTTACACGCTTCCAACTTCCGATGGTTCGGTGAACCAAGTACTGAAAACTGACGGTTCGGGTGCAGTATCATTTGGCACAGTTACCGCAGGTGCAAGTGGATCAACAACACAAGTTCAATTTAACGATAGTGGTTCTTTAGCAGGTTCAAGCAATTTAACCTTTGATGGAACTACATTGACTGCAAACACAAAGAGGGTGACAGGTAATTTAACCATTGACGGCACCACAACAACAGTAAACACAACGACTCTATCTGTTGAAGACAATATAATAGAAGTAAACAGAAATGTATCAAGCAATTCTGGAATGCCTACATTATCTGGTATGAAGGTAAACAGAGGCGAGGGATCGACAGCAACGGAAAACGACATCTTCTGGGCATGGGATGAATCATACGCAGATGATGGCACCACAATACACGGCAATGCAGGAGGTGCCTGGACTGCATTTAGGTCTGCAAATGAAGACGTAGATGACTTAGTCGACATACGAGCAAACGTGGTACACGCCTTATCAACTTCGGCACAGTACGCTGACTTGGCTGAGAAATATGAGAATGATAAAGAATATGCTGTCGGAACACTGATGATGGTAGGTGGTGAAAAAGAAACTACAGAATGGACTGACGGAAATGTATGTATTGGAGTAATAAGTGACAAACCTGCCTACTTAATGAATAAATCAGCAGATGGTCAAGCACACGCAATACGTGGAAAAGTGCCAGTTAGATGTATAGGAATAGTTTTAAAAGGTCAAAAGATATATGGTTACGGCGAGGGCACAGCGGCCAGCCAAGGAAAAGAATTTATTGGTGTAGCCTTGGAAACTAATAACAATCCAAAAGAAAAATTGGTAGAGTGTATCCTTAAAATTTAGACAATCAAATCAAGTATAGTCTGTAACTTACCTTTAATACTTTTATTGTTAAGTGTATTTTTAAGACCCATATGTAGGTTCTTGGGCCAACATTCAAACGCTGTCCAACAATATCCTGAATGTTCACCATTTAGTTTAGGTATAAATTCTCCATCTACTGCCACAAGATATGTGTGAAAGAAAAATTTCTGATCATTAGAAGTGAACATTTCGAGCGGTATTACTTTTTTAAATTTAGGTGTGTCTCCCACTTCCTCTTCGATCTCACGTTTCAGTCCTTCGAATGCACTCTCTGTGAACTTACTTTTACCACCAACTAATCCCCATAGTCCTTGTGTCTTCTTATCAGTCCTCTGTAGGAATAAAAATCTTTTCGTACTTGTAGAATAGAACAATGCACCTGAACAGACTATGTTTTCTTTCATAAGTTAGTATAACAATTTATTGGAAAATTATCAAGGAGTAGTTGCATCCGGACCAGGATCGCCTTGCACGTAACCGCCATCTAGCACAATGGTCCAATTGCCTTGTGTGTACACACCCTCATATGACTTCACCCACTCCGTTCCGTTGAATCTGTACTGTATACCTGTGTTTAGATTGGTAACATAATGTTGGGTTGAATCAGGATTTGAAGCATCAAAAGCCACATTCCATTTACTTGTGGTGCTGTTGTATTCAATAATATCACCTACACTGGCTACTAAACTACCCCAAGTAGCACTTTGGAAACTTGCTGTCGAATCACCTACATCATTAATAACCAAATACCTGTCACCATTTGCAGGTGTGCCTGGATCGAAAGTTGCAGGATTAATAATTTTTTTCACTGCTGTCAGTGTATTGCTAGGTATTGTGTCTGCATCTATAGAATATAACAAAATAGTGTCATCTATTGTCTGCGTTGCAATGGTTCCAACTATTTCATTTCCGTTTGGTTGCGTCAATCTAATCTGTGATGTGCCGTTTGTTACTTTGCCATATTGATCTAACAATACTTTCCAATTTATAGCAGGTCCAAATGCTTCAAAAGGATCTGCAAGTCCAGGGTCTCTTCCGCCGGTGTGGTATCCATCTGCTCCTGATTTAACGTTTACACCAGTGGTTCCTAATAATCTTAACTGATTTCCTGTAACAAGTAATCCAAAATTGTTTGGGGTAATAAAACTTCTCGATGTGAGTTCTCCATCTATCAAACCTTTTGCGATTCCGCCGTCATCATCGTATATACTCATTATTATTTTCTGTACAACTCCTAATTTTTTTACCTTAACAGGCGGTGACAACCAAATTGGCATACTAAATGTCATCGTTGCTACATCTATTTCACTGTCTGCACCAACTGGTATAGTTCTTGAACTAAAAGTTATTCCAGTAAGTTCTACATAACTTAAAGAAGTCCAGTCTATGTAGTTGTCGCTTTTTTGAATCTCAAAGTCTGGATTGAAAAGATATAAAATTTGTTCTAATATTTGCAACTTCTGATCGGTGTTTGATGAGAAAATATCTGCTGTAACTTCTAACCTAAACGGCGAAGGCATAACTTTCTCCACAGTGTAACCTGCACCTAACTTATTCGTATAATTTCCGTCGCTATCAACATCTCTTTCTCTGAGGTGTTGTTTTTCAATGTGATAAGGATTCTGCATCCTATCTCTGTCGTAGTTTAGTTCTCTCACATAACACGCAATTTTAGGAGCATAGTTCAAAGCATTCTCGCTATTGTTCCTGATAATGTTTGCAACCTGTCTTGTTGGATCTCCGTACACCACAGGCACTGCTCTAAGACTAATTGAATCATCTTTGCCCCTGCCTGTCTCTACAGAAAAATTGCTTAAAATCCTAATAAATTGAGTTAGAAATTTCCTAACCTGTCCTTCGTAAAAATGTAGCATTAGTTGTCAGCCTTTGGTTTCAATGCATCAGTGAGCGATTGTCTTTGCTTTGTAGTTAACCCATTTATCGTGGCTTCACTAGTGTTATTGACAAAGCCTGTTTTGTAATTTACTCTAGAATCATTGTTTGTTGTTGTGATTCTTACAGAGTCTTCTATTTTCACCCATCTGTTTCCGTCATAACGGAATAGCCTGTTAGGTAGGTAATCTGTTCTAAGGAAATAATCGCCTTTATCAACACCAAGCGTTGGAAAAGAAATACCAAAACCTGCAGGGTTACCGTTAGGTGCAACGCCATCACCGTCAAGATAAAATCCATAGTGAGAACTAGCAGGTGTGTCTATTGTGGCGTTAACAGTTTGATCACTACTTGCTCTTTCTTCTTCTGTATTAACGTTATCTGTTCTTATGTTTCCTCTTTCATCAATTGGTGCAACATAGTACTGTTTGTAATTGAATCCTGATTTAGGAGCATCTTCCTCTGCTTGAGCAACAATTTGATCATTGATTGTTTTTTCTCTGTTGTAAGTACTCATGTAATTTGCAACTGATCCTTCTGTCGTAGCATCACCAAGTATATCTCTGAACTCTTGAGAATCAACTAAAGTTTTCAACTTCAATCTTAGAAGATGTGGCCACCATGTTTGTGAGAATCCTTCTGCGGCTCTGTTCACATCTTCAACGACATAATATCTTTTCAGTGCAATCGGTATACTTTCATCTAGTGAATAGTCTTCCTTCATATGCGGAAATTCTAATACGTCGCCGCTCATTGGTTTCCTACCAATTCTCTCAACAATATCGTTAAGATGTACAGTCAAAAACAGTGTGTCATTTTGAAGAAACATACCAAACTGGGATAGATTGAAGTCAGCATCTTGCACATTGTATATTCCTCGAACAACGTACACGTCACTAGAGTATTTCCTATCTCTGTTTTCTAAAAACAGTAAATCTTGTATGGTCCTATCGTTGAGGCTGTCGCCGGAATATTGCGGTAATGTTGGACTAGCCGCTCCGTCTTTGTTTGTGTCTCCTTGATCATACGGACCTAGATATTTGTGAAAGTGTAGGTCGGTTCCGCCCACCGTAAACATCTCTTTTATGTTACGATCAAAGAACTTGTAGTCACTGCCCTTTTCAGGCTTAAAAATGGATAATCTTGGCATATCACACATATTTATTGCCAAGGCAAAGGCTATAAATATGAGTATGTCAGAACTACAAACAGGTCAGCAGGAAATATTTGATTACGTCAAGAACAATCTCGGTGAGGGAATGATTGATGTCGAATTAGACCCAAAACACTATCAAACGGCACTGGAAAGAGCAGTAAACAAATTCAGACAGAGATCTTCAAATGCTGTTGAAGAATCATATGCATTCTTAGAACTTAAGAAAGATCAGAACTCTTACATTTTGCCAAATGAAGTTATAAATGTGAGGAGCCTGCACAGAAGAACAGTAGGTTCAAGGACAGAAGGTGGCGAGGGCGGTACACTGTTTGAACCATTCAATCTAGCATACACAAACACATATCTTTTGAGGGCAGGAGCAACAGGTGGTTTGGCTACCTACTATGCCTTTGCAAGTTATCAAGAACTTGTAGGAAAATTATTTGGTAGTTTCATACAGTTTCACTATGACAACGCAACAAAAAAATTAACAATTACTCAAAGACCTAGAGCGGATAATGAGACTGTGCTTATGCATACTGACAACTTTAGACCTGACATCACTTTGTTCAAAGACATATATTCAAAACCATGGATCAGAGATTACACACTTGCAGTGTCTAAGATTATGCTAGGTGAAGCCAGAGGTAAGTTCAATACAATAGCAGGACCTCAGGGTGGCACAACACTAAATGGTGATGCATTGAAGGCCGAAGGACAAGCGGAAATCGAGAGATTAGAAAACGATATAGGCAACTTTGCCGAGGGTGGAACTCCACACAGTTTTGTTATTGGTTAATTGATACCAAACTACATTTAAATACCCAGTCATGAAAAATTCCAATTACAAAAATTACTCTGATCTAACACTAGACGAACTTGAACAACTTGTCCAAGAATTGGAAATAATGAGTATTCAAGCACTCAAAAAACAAAAGAAAAGTCTTAGATTACAAATACTAAAATCTGTCAAAGAAGTAATAAAAGAGATTGAAAAACGTCTAAAAAAATAGTATAATAACTCTTATGCTGATAGGAGTAGTAGGTTTAATAAGTTCTGGCAAGGGCACTGTTTCTGATAGACTTGTGGAAAAACACGGATACCAAAAGGACAGTTTTGCAAAAAGTCTGAAAGATGCTGTAGCATCAATGTTCAACTGGGACAGGGCGATGCTAGAAGGAGACACTGAATCAAGTCGACATTGGAGAGAACAGCCAGATACTTTCTGGAGTGAAAAATTTGGTAAGCCGACCACACCTAGATGGGTGCTCCAATATTTTGGAACTGAAGTTATGCGTGGGCAAATGTATGACGGCATATGGGTAGACAGTTGTATTGGGCGATACAAAGGGCAGAACACAGTCATAGCAGATACAAGATTCCCCAATGAAGTCAAGCAGATTAGACAACACGGAGGCAAGATTATACTTGTAAAAAGAGGGCCTGATCCAGACTGGTTTGTTGATTACGTGGAGGGCAATATTGCACCAAAAGGCATACACAGTTCAGAATATGCGTGGGCCAAAGAAGAGTTCGATTTCGTTATTGAGAACAACGGCACTAAGGAAGAGTTATATGCCAAGATAGATGCATTAATCGTCAGCGACCAGATCACCGACCCGCCATCCAAGCCTACGGGTGCTAGTCAGCCTCTGGCAATTGGCGCAAACAGTTTTTAAATTAGTAGCCACAGTATTCCTCAGGTCACCGTCAACAAACAGCACATCCAGTTGGGCATTGTCCTGTGCTTTGAATCCACACAGTTCGCATTTCTTACGCTTCTTGTATCCTGACCTTTGTAAAGCAGTTACTCCGCCTACCCGTTGTCCAGCAAATTTCCTGATGCAGGTATCACACTGGCTACGCCAATACACCTTGTGATTCCGCTTGTAGGCATAGGCCCTAGGTTTGGCCTTACAAGTCTTACACAAAGGTCTATCTCTGTACTGCATATGCTTATTTACGTTCCCTATATAGGCACCAGGAAAACGGTAAATTCTGTCGTAAAAACCATACGATTGAATAAATAACTCTAGTAATTACGTAACTTGCAAGGAGAATACGAAAAATGGCATTAACATCACCAGGAGTAGAAGTTTCAGTTATAAATGAAAGTTTCTACGTACCATCAGATGCGGGTACAACACCACTATTCATAGTAGCATCAGCACAGGACAAGAACAACGGTGCAGGAGACGGCACAGCGGCAGGAACACAAACTTCTAACGCCAACACTGCTTACTTGATCTCGTCACAAAGAGAATTAACAGAGACTTTTGGAGATCCAAAATTCTACACAGACGCATCAGGCAATTCATTAAACGGATATGAATTAAATGAATATGGCTTACAAGCGGCTTACAGTTTCTTAGGAGTTGCCAACAGAGCATTCATACTAAGAGCGAACGTAAACTTGTCAGAGTTAGTTGGAAGTGCTTCAGCACCGACAAGAGCGCCGGCAGATGGAACATACTGGTTTGACCTTGCATCAAGCAGTTATGGTTTATTTGAATGGTCGAAGACTGATCAGAAATTCTCAGCAGTTACTCCAACACTTATAACTGCATTGACTGATCTAGTTGGTGGTGTATCAACAGGAA